TCTTGCATGTTGCTCCAGCCCTGCATCATATTCCATGCCACCTCCTTGAGCTTATCAATGTCGTTACATTCGTCCAATGCTTTCTTATTGGCGACAAGGGCAAAGTCCCTTTCCATGCTCCGTTCAAAAGGCCCCATTTCAGCAATGTAGTCGCGTCCGTTGTAGCTTAATGCTACTGGAATGGAAAACATTCTTGACATAGGGCTCCCGTCGTTTGCTTTAGCCTAGCGATGCAGAGAAATGGCAGGCAGTTTGTTTACGCAGTGGACGATGGAAGGAAAGCCGAAAAGCTTGGTACGGCTTCCTTCAGAGCCCTCCCGAAAACGCCAAGGTCTTTTTCTTGGGAAGTTGGGCAAACCGTCGTCTACGTGCAGCCCACTGCTGCGGGATGGATGCCCACGAGCCTTTTGGGCACCATTGCCGCCATCGTGAAAGATGGAGGACAAAGCAAAGCTCGCATTGTTTGGCACGCTGAAACCAAGGTGGCGCCTATCATTGGCTTCCAGAGGCTTCGCCCCTTCCTCTTGATTCATGACTTTATCTCCAACACAAGACGATTCGCTCAAGGTGGTCAGCAAAGTCATCGCTGAAATCCTTGTTGCCTTTGGCTTTATTTGCCTGCGTTCATGGCTATTAAGCATTTGCGTGGGCTGGATTTTTCCAGGATTCATCCTTGGCTTTTGGCAGTGGGTGCTAATTGTCATCACTATTCGCATGCTTATTTGGCCCACTAATTACAACAACAAATGACATCTTCTCCCCTTCAGATCATTGATCCCCTCTGTGACGGTATTAGCTTTGTCAGGCTCATCGATTGGATGGGAACTTCGCTTGACATTGTTTGTGATGCGCGGCAGTCTTTCGATCAAGCCTCTACTGAGTGGACTGATAAGGATCAAAAGCTTCTTAACTATTTGGTGAAGCATCAGCACACCAGTCCCTTTAGGGGCGTTGTCACAAAATGGCAAGTAAAAGCTCCGCTGTTTATTGCTCGTCAATGGTGGAAGCATGTTATTGGTGGCACGTATGCCAATGACCAACTCGGCTGGAATGAAAAAAGCTTTCGCTATTGCGAAGCCGATGATGACACTTACTACATGCCTCGTGAATTTAGGCAGCAAAGCGCCAGCAACAAACAAGCTTCTGCTGGCCCTCTAGAGCCCTCTATGAACAAAATGGCGATGATCGAATACGCCAAGGCGCTAGAGCAGGCTAAGCAGGCTTACAGGGCTCTTCTGACGCTAGGCGTGAGCAAGGAGCAGGCTCGTGGAATTATGCCTATGTCAACGTACACAAGCTTCACGTGGACCTGCAGCTTGCAGGCTCTTCTGCATTTCTTGTCATTGCGCGACAAGCCAGATGCACAGGGCGAAATTCAATGCTACGCTCAAGCACTGGCCACATTGGCTCGCCCTCTCTTTAAAGAAGCCTTTCAAGCATTCGAGGAAAATGGCAATGCCTTTTGAACAAGCTCCTGAAGCTTTCCATCCAGTGGAACGCCCCAAGCACTATGCATTTGGTGGCATTGAAGCCATTGAAGGCATTGAAGCCAGCATGAGCACTGAAGCCTATCGCGGCTTTTGTAAAGGTAATGTGTTGAAATACGTTTGGCGCTATGAAAGCAAGAATGGCCTAGAAGATTTAGAGAAAGCCAAGTGGTATCTCAATCAGCTTATTTTTGCGCTTGAAACTGATCAAGAGCGTGAAGCTCTAGCTGCCATTGAAAACAATGTGGACAATGGCTGTAAGGATGGCTTCTGTCCAATACCAGGCATTCGCTACGATCTTCCTGGTAAGCAAGTGCTATTTGATCCCGTAGATAAAGCCTAAGCTGCCTGCCATTCTGTATAACAAAAGCCCCCAGAAATGGGGGCTTCTTCTTTTGACGGTGGAATGTAATAATCACGCTCCTCCGCGAATGCTTCAATATCCTGCAAAGAAGTGTGGGCGCTAACAAAGCTATTATGATGCACCCATGCAAGAAGAAGCTCTTCTCGCTTCTCAGTCCAGAAACGCTGTGGACGCCACCATTCAAAAATAGGCTCAGCTCCTTTTAAAAGATTACAAGACTGACAACTTGGCACTAAATTATATTTTGCGAAATGAGGCCCACCCTTGCTCTTTGGCACAATGTGATCAATAGTCAGCTTTTGATCCCATCGCCCACAATATGCACAGGCACATTGCCCAAGTGGTCCTCGCAGCGGATAGTCCTCAAAAATACTCTTGCGAAACCTACGTCTTGCGTCCCCAGGGCGAAGTTCAATGAGAGAATAAAGCAGCTCATCGGGACCATTCGCTCTTGGCATGGCACTATTTACTTTTTCTGGAAATAATCTAACGGGCCTCAAGCGAATAATGTGCATTAGCTAATATAAAAATTGCGGGAATCTCCATGGAACCATTTAAAGAAGGCATGGCCAATTTTGTGGCCACTATCACGGCTGGCATGCTTCTTTCTACGGGAGCTATGCTTATTACTGTCGGCAATCAGCAGGCTAAAGTTGCAGTGCAAATTGAAAGTATTACGGAAAAGCTTAGTGCTTTAACAGATAAGATGAGTGACATTGAAACAAGGGTGCGCAGTCTTGAGATTGAACGCTAGGCTATAAGAACATCTCTTAGGAGAAAGCTATGAGCGGTGTCGAATGGTTCGTAGTTGGTGGCATTCTTGTTGCTGCTGCCGATCAAATTATCGAGCGTACTCCTTATAAAGAAAATAACATTCTGCAATTGATTATGACTGCCCTTAAGGCAGTCTTCCGCGTGAAGGACTGAAGCCATGACGGCTTCCAACAAGGCATTCTGGGACACTTGCTACACTATCGCCCGCAGGCATGGCGCACGTTTTCCTGAGCTAGTAGCAGCTCAATGCTGCTTAGAAAGTGGCTTTGGACAACACACATCTGGCACTCATAACTACTTAGGGCTCAAAGGTGATGGCACTAGGACTACCACTCAAGAGTGGTACGATGGTCAATGGGTGACGATTAAGGCAGGCTTTCTTGACTTCCCAAGTCTTTCCGCTTGCATCGAATATTTAATCACTCGCTGGTATAAAGACTATCGTCAATTTAAGGGCGTCAATAATGCGCCCAATCGCTACGCAGCGGCGCGTATGCTAAAAGAGCAAAGCTATGCCACCGATCCTGATTATCCTGCAAAGCTTTCAAAGCTTATGAAGGAATACGCTCCAGAATCTACGCAATTTACCATGATTGGCCCCAAGAAACGTCCCCATGATTTTGGCTTTAAGCCTAGCGATTCGCACTTAGTTGTGAACGATGCAATGGAAACCATGAAGGCTTTCTCCTATGAAGGAAAGCTTTTGTGGGAAATTCCTTGCCTTGCTCGTGGACAATATAGTGATTTTGAATGGAAAATCACCAATTCAGACACGCCGCCTGGTCTTTATAAAATCGGAACCATTTACAAGGACTATGAAAAAGTAGGCGATAAGCCCGCTTTTGATCGTACTCTCATGGCCTATGGCTGGTATAGCTTCGACATGATTGACTTGGAGGGGCAAGAAAGAAACAATGGGAGGGCTGGAATTATGACACATGGCGGTGGATCTGCCAATGGCTGGCCAGGCGCGTGGGCACCAGACCAACCACTAGTCCCCACCCACGGCTGCGTTCGCTGTCATAATGTTGATTTGCGCGATAAAATTCTTCCTCTCACAAAGAAAGGAGCAGTGTTTATCAGCGTTTTTCAAGAAGGTTAATAGTATTCACGAAGAAGCCGACAGCAATAAACGCAAGCGCTTCCATTTGGCAAGCTCTTTCTCGTGATAATCTTCCCAGCTAGCAATGGCATCGCTTAGCCCCTTGACGGCAATAGAAGGATCATCATCAGTGAGAAGCTCTTGAAGAGCGTCAGAGATGTGATCTACTTGCTGTTTATACCACTGGTCCTTAAAAGCATCCATTGAAGGAAAGGCAAGACCCCTTAGTTTAACTGGTCAAACTACTTCCACCCAGCCAATCATGCCTAAAGCCTTGGCACTCAAACTGCTGTCTACTGTGAGAATTAAAGTGTCGCTAACGCCAGAGGCATTTTGCCCTAGCGCTAAGCGAATGGCCTCTGCCACTGCATAGTTATTAGCACTGCCTTGGCTAACAAAGCCTGAGTCAATTACAGTGCCTCCAGAAGCAGTACCACTGGTCGTCACTTCTACGTTACCCCTGCCATTGTTAGCAGCGCTCCAAGTTACGCCAGAAAGCGTAGGATTCAGCCGTAATCTCCATAACACCACATCGCTAGACGCAGTAGTAGTAGAAATTCTCACGGGAAGGATGACATTGCCAGTGCGACCACTAGCCATGCGAATACCAGCAGTAATGCGCTCTCCAGAAGTATTGCTTACAGTAGAAAGATCATGCCCCACCGAATAAATGGCGCCATCTGGCTCGTAGCCGCCTTCGCTTAAAAGGCTGCAACACACGTGCTTCATCGTTGCAGAAGAAGCTTGAGCCGTTGCATTATGAATGCGATATGACAATGGCAAAATAGCTGTTGTCATATAAACGCTGTCCAATGCATTGAAATGTTCAAAC